GCGACGGGACCGTAGCAGACGTCGGTATCGTCCACCCATTCACACCAGAGGGTCTCGCCGCCTGTCCCCTCCATCTTGAAGATGGACTTGACACCCTTCTGGAGAGCGGGCTGCACCTTGACGGGCTTGCGCCACGGGCGAATCTCCCCGGACTGGAGCTTCACGTTTCTCGCCACCTGACCGGCGTTGTCGGGCAGGAGCGAGTCGCTCATGCGAGGCAGAATTCCCGTGAAGTTACTGAGCAGAATCGTTGACAATCTTCACTCCTTCGTAGGAACGGACGCAGGATTCGAGGGCCTGCTGCTTTCTTCCAAGCTCCGCAGCACATCTTGACGCAATGTCGAAAGCTCGGTCCGAAAATCCGACGAATGCTTTGCTTCGTCGACAACAATCTTCGGCAGAGGCGGAATCGAGCTCGGCTTGCAGACTATTGAGCTTGTTGTGCAACCCGTCACGCTGAGCAAGCAGAACGCGATTAGCACGCTCCAGCTCAGAAAATTTTTCGTTCGCAACTTCCCTTTCCCTCTCCAATAGCGCAAACAACGACAGATAGGACTGCTCTGCTTTGGCGGACTCACTCAGTAGTTGCGCCGTCAGGTTCACGGCCTCCGCTCTGTAGTGGTTCGCTAAGCTCAATGCAAACACCGCCACCAAAACAGAGGCGCCCGTCAGCGCCCACAGAAGTTTTCCCACCACGGAAGACGTAAAGCTCTTGAGCACGCCTGTTCTCCAATCCCTTCTGCCGCTTGCCTTTGAAGTAGACCCATCGCATCCACTGCTCGTGCACGCAGTCAAAATCCTTCAAGTTCAGGCACCGAAGCAGCGTCGACTGCCTGAACGCATGATTGCCAATGTTGTACACCAGACTCACAAGCGCATCGAACTGATACTGCTCAAGGTCGATGGTGACATAACGCTCGACGGTTCGCTCGGCGAGGCGTGTGTCCTTTTTAAGCAGAGAAAGCGCCTCACGCGGAGACACCTTGTCCCCCGGCTGAACGTCCCCGGTGTGCCCGAAACCGATAGTCCAAGCGTCACCGGGGAGCGGCTGATAAGCCAGCTCGCTGTAGCCCTCGTACCCTGCGATTGCCAGCAGTCCTGCCGCCGACAATGTCATGGCCGCTTTCTTCAGCTTGCTCATCGCCTGTCAACCTTGCCCTTCGAGATAAGGCCTTGAATCAGGCGGTCGTGATCATGCTCAAGCTGCTTGATGTTTTGGTCAAGCACACTGATGTCCTCACGAGCGTCGATGACGGACGTGAGGAGCCAGCTTGCACCGGCAAGCACAACGGCCTGAATCAGCGTGACGAGCGTAGCCGTGAGCCCGATGCCACCACGAAGCTTGTTCAGGTAGGCCGTGTTGTTCGTCTGCCGCATCTCCAAGGCCTCAATGCGCTTGGTACAGTCGGCAATCTTCTCCTCGTGTCCAACCTGCCGGACCTTAACTTCCGTCACCAGCTTTTCCATGGCAATCAGCTTCGTCACGGCTGTCTTGATGTCGTCGACAGACTCCTTGATGGACTTCAGCTGCTCCTTGACCGCCGCCAGTTCGATTTGCGGATCCGTCCCCATAAGTCGCTACAACCTCTATACGGCTTTAGACCGCATCCGGGACTTGACTCGCGACTTCAGCCTCGACGGCGGGGGTCTTTTTAGCCCGCGTCGTCCCGCGCTTTTCTTCGAGGGTGCGAACGCGCTCGCTGAGGTCCTTCACCGCCTGCACGAGAATGGGAACAAGCTCCGCCGTGTCGACATTGTGCATGCCAAGGCCGTCCACCCAGACCGCCTGCGGAAGCGCGTCAACGAGACTCTGCCCCGTCACGCCGTAGCGGCGGCGGGACTCCGTGGCCCCCATCGTCGTGTACACAACCACTTTGGCCTGACTGAGCGCCTCTACGGCGTCCTCAACCGGCTCTTGGTTCAACATGAAGCGGTCGTCCATCATTTGTACTGACATTTCAGTTCCTCAATTTCACGTTTCAAATCCTTGATGGCCGCCAAGGCAACTGCAACCAAGGTCGCATAGTTCAGGCTCAGCCGTCCGTCATGGTCCTTGCCAACCGCCTCGGGGAGAACCCTTTCCACCTCCTGAGCAATCAGCCCGATGTCGTCTTCCATGGTGTTGTTCCACTTGAAGTAGACAGGCGTCAACAGCTCAGTGATGCCCACGGCTTCGCCATCGTCGAACGGGACAATGCTGTTCTTCTCACGAACGTCCGACGTAGAACGAAGCAGCTGCCCCTTAATCGTCGCGTCTGCCGTCAAGTTGCCACCATACGTTCGCCCGGATTCCGTGTCCTTATAGGACGAAAGCGTAAGGTCACCACCCTGCACGGAGATGCCTGCACCGGTCTTGGACTTCACGACGATACCCACCGACCCCGACTCGGGGCTGACCGTCAAGGATCCGGTCAAAGTACCCCCCTTCAGCGGGAGGTACGTCTTTTCGGCGTCCTTGATCGTCAGGTAGTTCTCTTCGTGCGACTCGTCGCGGTCCTTCAGCGTCTTCTCAAGCTCCTCCTTGGTGACATAGGTTTCCTTCACCTCGTTGATGAGCTTTTCAAGCGCGCTGTAATCCGCTTGGTCAGCCTCCTTCAGGTCCGTTTCGAGCGCGTCGAGCTGCTTTTCCACCTCATCCTTCGAGGCCTTGTCGTTGAACAGGGCCGCAACGGGACGAAGCTCCAAGCGAGAGCCTTCCTTGTAAGCCCGGGCTTCCGTTCCGTCAACGGCTCGAACCACCGTCAGCGTGTCGCCCGAACGAGCGACACACTTAATGATTTCGATGTTGTTTTCACTGTCAACGAGCGTCGCGTAGAACCACGACACGTCCTCAACAGCGTTCGGAAAGCGGTCACCCTGAGCACCGGAGAGCAGAATCTGCGTTGCTTCAGCCGTGATCGGGACGGACAATTCGCCCCAAGCGTTATTTGTTACCTGCACTGGCATCAAACAATCCTATTATAAAAGACTCGCCCCGTCGCCCGCGTGAAATCACGGGCAACATCCTGTCGAATTTCAGCCAACCCGGCGTTGTACTTGATCTCGTACTCGTCGGCCATGCGGACGTTCGTGTACGTCTGCCCTGCGATGCGGAAAATGCGGCTCAGCGCCCCGCACACAACCGTGTCGAGATAGTCCGAAAGGAACTGCTCGGGAATCTGTTGAGTGTCACGGTCGACGGAAGCCGTCACCATCACGCGCACGTAGCGCTCGTCAACGGGCGCGGGCACAAGCGACAGCTCGCCGGGTTTCGTGAACGTGTAGAACTGAGGGTCGCCCGTCGTCAGCCGCCAGTCGCCACGACCGCTGCGCCGTGCAAGCTCGTCGAGCCGGATGGACCCGACCGCTACGCCGTCGCAATAGACGTGTCGAACGCTCTCGGAGCGAATGCCGGGAGCAAAACGCAGGTCGTAGGTGGAATGCCCGGGCTGGGTCTTGAAGCACGTCTCCGTCGTCAAGCATCCCGTCTTCTGGCAGATATCGGCTACCGTCGCAGCAACCGCCTGACGCATGACGAACTCAGGACAGTTTTCAGCCTGCGGGATAATGAACGGCGCGAAACGCTTGATGTCTACGGTTTTCATTCAGTACCTCCGTTCGCGTTGACAACGCCGGGCATGAGGGCCGCATTGGGCGTCGTTTGGCCGCGCGCCTGAATGGCCGCCGTAAGCTCGCTGGAATACGCCTGAAAGTATTGCACGGCACTCTGCGCACCAGAAGAATAGTCAGACTCCTTGCTGAACGCACGATAGAGCACGTAGCTCACCAAGGCAGGCACAAACGTGTCGTCGAGCTCCAAGGGCTGAGTCTCCTCCGTAATCCGCGCGGGAATACCCATGTACACCGCCTCGACGAAACCATAGCCGTCGTTGGGCGGGTAAACGAAAAACTCCTTCGGGAAACGGTCGTCGTAGACATAGTTCTCCACGAGCTGAGAGGGTGTCTCCATATGCCATTGTGGCACCACCGCATCGAGCAGACTGCGCGTCACAAGCCGAACAGGCGTCAGCGGGACGCCGTCGGCGTCGAAGTTTCGCGTCACCGTAATGAGGGACCAGCCGTCCTCGGGGATCTTCTGATGTGTGCCCTCAACGAGCGCAAGCGTCTTCACCTTGGAGTACGCGCCCGGCGTGCGGGCGATGGCGATCTGCGCTTCGGAGAGCCATTCGAGCATTTCGGGCTTGGTCCAGCGCGTGTAATCGGGGTCCTGAAGCGTCAGTGCCGCACGCTCCATGATCTCCTTTGCTGCCGTCATTGTTGCCTCCATGAAAAAGGGGACAGGTTGCCCTGTCCCCTTCGGGGTTATTCGCCTTTATCAGGCGTCAGCGACAACCATCGGAACGAGGGCCTGACCCTGCGTAACCTGATTGCCCCAAACTTGCAGGCCACGCACCAGATTGCCGAAGTCATTCGGATTCTGGAGCGTTTCCATCTTCGTGATCTGGGATGCGAACGAGATGCCGCACTTGTGACCGGCGAAGATGAGGTGGCGGTTCACGGCGCTGGAGCTTTCCGTGGAATTGTCCCAAGCCTTACCCGCCTTGGCGCGCGGAAGCTGGTTGCTGAGGTAGATGGAGAAGCGGTCAATGGAACCGATTCGGCCATTACGCAGCACGGACTTCGGATCGCCCATAAACTGTGCCTGAGCCAGCGGGGACATCATGAGAATCTGACGTTCCTTCGGCGTGATGACCAGATAGCGGCCTTCTTCCGGCACATTGGCTTCATCCATCACCGTCGACATCATGGTGATGTAAGACAGGATGTTTTCAGCCGTAAGAGCAACACCGGCAGTGTCATCACCAAGGTTGTACGAGCCGGAAACGCAGCCAGCGTTCTTGCCCATGTTCTTGGTCCAAACAGCGTCCTTGCCGGATTCGGACGTCTTCCAAGCACCCTCCGTATCAAAGAAGGAGCTGTAGATGACATCGCGGTCGATGTGAAGCTTCATCTGGGTCGAGGCGTCATCCGTGAACATGTCCATCAGATTCGGCTTCGACTGGAATTCCATGATGCTGTTGACGTTGACACCGAAGTAACGGGCCTTGTCAATCTTCAGCGTAATGGTTTCCGGAGACGGAACTTCGTATTCCAGCTGCATGCCGACCTTGTATTCCTTGGTCGACAGCGTCGGAATGGTGTTGATGATGACCGTATCACCGAGGTTGGAGATCTCACCCTGCCAGTCGGTGTTGGCGATCTCGCCGAAGATGGTCGTGTTGTAGAACTTCTTCGCGAGCTTGCCGGACCAGAGGGTCGGGATGAAAGTGCCGGAATACGGCGGGTTCGGTGCGGCCGTGCTGTTAGACACGGCCCACTGCTGGTTGTTAATCGGCAGTACGGTAGCGGGCGTAATAGTCGCCATTCAAGTCTCCTTGTTTGACGCTACGCCCGTGGAGCTAAGGATCAGCCTGTAACGCGCCCGGTAGCGACAGCGTCAGCAATTTCTTTTTCGATCTTCTGAGCATCCTCGTCCGAGATCTGGTTTCGACGCCAAGCGTCGTAAAACGCTTGGATCTCTGCCTGCGACCATGCACGGGGCTCAGGTTGGACTTCGGCCGCACCCTTGGTGCGGGCGGGGCTTACTTGTCGAGCGAGAGGATTGCTGGAACGATGCGCGTCGTGGTACTCCTTGAAGATCGCACTGACTCTATGGGCATCCATGGCGTTGAAGGCGCGCTGAAGCGCTTCGTTGCGCTGGAATCCATAGATCGGATCAGCCTCTTCGAGCCAAGCAAGAAAGCCCGGTTCAGAGTTCTGGGACTCCCAATAAGGGGCCTCGTCAGTAAGAGTGCGATAAAACGCCTCTTCACGCTGAGCCGCATTAGCCTGCGCCTGAGAACGCATCTGCTGTCGCAGTTGCTCGACCTGCCCCTTGAGGGAGGCGGCCTCAGCCGCAAACTTCGCCGACTCTTCTCGTGCACCGCGTCGGACAAGGTCAACCATGTCCTCGCCGTACGTTTCAGAATCTCGTTCGGTAATGTAGGTTTTCGCCTGTTCGTATCGAGCGACTTCACCTCGCAGACCGTTGTTCTCCTCCATCAGCTGCTGGATGCGAGACTCAAGGTCCTTCGTCTGCTGATGCAAGCGCGGAACTTCCGCGTTGTACTTGCCCTGCAGAGACGCATAACGATTGCGAAGCTTCTCGACGCTATCGGCTTCAACCTGATCTTCTGGCTTGTTGTTCCCCACAGGCTCGGTAACTTGCGCGTTCGGGTCCTGAATAGACTTTTCCAAAACCTCTGCGTAGTCCGCCGCCTTTTGGACGGAAGAAGGCAATGCCATGTTCTTTTCTCCTTAGCTCCGACTTTACGGTCAGCTTTTGTGGCTCTTGGCCACGGTTTCCAAAATGTCCTTGATGGCCTTGCACTGGCCCTGCATACGATAAATCACGGCCATGTCCGTGCTCGACTGCAGGGTTTCAGTTCGCTCCACCAAGAGTTTTTTGAGAAACTGAATCATCGGCTTGAATTCCTCGGTTCCAAGTCGGTGAAAGCACGCCCTAAGGCGAGCTTTCTGCTCCGGAGTTTCGAGGTCAAACCTACTGCCTACAGTATACTCATATTCATACATAGTCTATACAGCTATTGACTGTTAATTCACCTGATTGGGCAATTTTGCAGCCTTCGTGTTGACCTGCGGACTCCCATCCTGAAGTCGGCGCTTGTCCGTCTGATTGTCGGGGGCGGCGGGGCTTCCGCCAGCCGCAGGCTGGCCCTGCATCTGCTGCACTTGAGCGGCCTGCATCTGCGCCATCTGCATCAGCTGCTGCTCGGCCATCTTGGCCTTCATGACGGCGGGAGCCGGAACGATGCTGTCCGCGTCGAAGCCCATCTGCTTGATGGTTTCGCGAAGCATGACCGCGATGCCCTCGGGGCCAATCAACTGCGTCAGCACGGGGTTCGTGCAGACGATGTTGAGGAACTCGTTCTGACGCTGCTGCTGTTGCTGCTTCATGACCAGTGCGGATGCGCCTTCGGCCTGAATGGACACGTCACCCTTAAGTTCAGGGTCATCCAAGTACATCATGTTGTAAAAGTACAAACGCTCAATCGCGGGCTTGAGAATGCGGTCAACAGACCCAACGACGTTCTTGATCGACTTGCCTGCGTTCGACATCAGCATCGACATGCCAGAGGCCGTGCGGCCTGCACCGCCCACGCTGGCGTCGCCCGTCATGTAGCGCGGAATGCCCGTGTACTCGTCGGCAAGCGTGGCGAACTTCTCATAGATCCCCATGAGCTCGGCAGCGTTCGACTGCGGCTGGAAGAAGCTGATCGGCTGAACAGTCGCGCCACCCGTGCCGTTGTCCTTGAACTGCCAAATCTTCCACGGATACATCTGCGTGAGATCCTCGCCCACCGGCAGTCGGGACACGTCGTAGGCCACCTGCGGGCCGGACGACAGGCTCATGTTGTTCACAAGGGCGCGTGCCGCCGCGTTGCACACCGCCTGCGTGTCGGCGCAAAGCTCGGGAATGGACTTGCCCCAGAACGCTCCCGGGATGTTCTCCCACGACGTCTTGTAGTACGGCTTGCGATGAAGCGGGTCTGGGTTGATGGTCAGCTTGATGACCCAACGGCCAATGAGCCATGCCTCCACGTGGTACTCGGCGAGCGGATCCTCAACCTCGGACTCGTCGACACCCCAGTCGAGAAGCATCTTGCCCTGCACGGAACCCCAGAACTGAAGTGCGTCGATGAGCTCCGAGGGATTCGTCAGCGTCATCAGCGACTTGCCCTCGACTTCCGCACGCTCGGAGTCCACATAAAGCCATTCGTGCAGGCCGCCCTTGCCATATTCGTCCAGCACGGCATTGATGGCGGGGGTACTGTACCCCTCAACGTCTCTCAGACCGACAAGGTCGGTACGCGACAAACGATGACGCTCGATGAGGTAGCCGTCGTCGATGCACGTCGCATCAGGCGCAGGATAAAGGTCAAACGGGTCGACGCGCTCCCATTCAAGCCGGAAGGCGTCCTCGGTGTCCACGCCCATCTTGCCGTTGGGACCGGGCTTCCACTTAAGCTGCG